CACGCACACGCGTGAGCCTTATTCCCATTTGCTCTATTCATCACTCAATGAATCTTTATCTCCGTCTTTTTCACGCCAACCTTTCGGCGGAACCACGCCAAAGGGGGGAGATTATCCCCCCGGCATTTTGTATTTGACCGCTACGCGTCTTAAAAAGTTAGAAGTGGAGCGAGTTTAATAAGTGAAACGACCGTTTTCGTATGGGTCGTCCAGCCAATCCAGATACTCGGCGATAGTCCTTCGGCCTTTCGCAGAATTGCAGCGCATATGACTGAAGAAAATGTTGTCCAAGTCGTGTCGGCCACCCCTGCTGATCGGCATGTCATGCTCGATCGTCCTCCCCATCGGATCACTGCCAGGCAGAGCCTCATCAATCAGGTCCCCGCACACACAGCAAGTCTGGTCTCCATCAAGCCACTTGCGCTCAATGAGCTCCTTGGTAGCATTCCCCTCTTCGTATGCCTTGGCCCGCTGCTCCGCTTGAGCCTTCATTACCTCCGGCTGCTTCTCGCGGTAGCGCCGTTGACTCGCCCGAGCCAGTTCGCGGCCGCGCGGCGTGGCCACCCATCGACGACCACGAGCTCGCTCCTCCTTCTTATGAGTCTCGCGGTACTCCTTCGCGGTAGCGTGGGCGCGCTCAGCGTTGTCCTTGCGCCACTGCCGCGAGAACTCGCGCATACTCTCGCGCCGCTTGCGGTTGTAGACCTTGTCTGAGCACTTGCCGGAGCAGTACTTCTGCCTAGAGCTGCTTGGCCTGAACTGAGTGCCACACTCCACACAGTCCTTCGGCTGGACTTCCTTCTCCTCCATGAGGTATCCTCTCTCTGAACGAACAACCACAGCGTGCGTTCGTCTCGGCGATAATGGACCACCCCCGGCTTGGAAACCCGGGGGTGGTCACTTTTTACGCCGGGTGGTCGTGCAGCAAATCAGAATGCGCTCCGGTTTTGGTTCGGTGCTGGCACATAGACGACCTTGAATGGACCATGGGCCTCGAGGAGCTGGGAGCGATAGCCGTCAGTGCCGGGGCGCCCCCATCCGAGGACGTGGTTGGACTGCCAGGCGTATCCGTGTCGGTCGATGAGCACCGATCCTTCAGGAACGCTCGTGGGCTTGCCGTTCCCGTGGTAGGAGTCGTCCAGGAGGACCTGGGTGGCGTACTGGCGCTGCTTGGCGGCTTCAAGTGGTGACAGTGTCGGGAAGCGCATTTCTAGTTCCTTTCTCTTGCGCTGATGCCCGTAGTCTAGGTCATCCGTAGCTCGGTGTCCAGCCGAGGTGGGAAAGTCGACTGTGGGTACCGTCACGGCTGAGGAGGGCGTGGCCGGTGCGGCCCTCTCGGTTCTTGGCTACATAGAAGTCTAGGCGCCCATAGTCGGTTACTCCGCCTTCGTTCGGGCACGATAGGAGGCAGACAACGTTAGCGTCCTGCTCGATGTTGCCCGACTCACGGAGGTCGCTCAGAGTAAGTTCGCCCCCCGGTCTTGTCTCCGCCTGGCGACCGAGCTGGGCGACGGCGATGACAGGGATCTGCAGATCCTTGGCGAGATTCTTCAGTGTGCGAGTGTACTCACCGATCATTTCCCAGCGGGCCCTCTTCTCGCCCGGCACAGCATTGATGAGGCCGATGTAGTCAACAAATGCTGCCTTAAGGCCGTGCTCGCGATGGAGGAGGCGGGCGGTTGCCACGAAGTCCCCAATGGTTAGGTTCGCCCGCTCGTCGAAATGGATGGGGAGGCCCTTTAGAATCGGCGCAGCAGCGCGCATCTTAGCCTGCTCCTCAGGAGTGGGCTGCCTGCGCCGAGTGATCGCATCTCCAGGAACGTCGGCGATGTTTGCCATGACGCGCCCCCAGAGCTCGCGCCCGCTCATCTCGAGGCTCGCAAGGTAGACGTGGCCTGTGTCGGCCAGCTCGGTTGCTGCCTGGATGCTGGCGATCGACTTACCGACGCCAGGCCGGGCGGCTATGACATACAGCCCTCCAGGCTTCCAGCCGCCGATCATGTCGTTCACGTCAGGCCAAGGTGTTGGCGTGAAAGGTAGGGCCTCAATGGAGAAGTCGATGAGCTCGTCCAGGCATGCCTCGTTGTCTACCAGGTCGGTGCTGCCGGAACTCACCTGGTCGAGGAGCGACCGGATCGTGTTCTCCGCCTCACCGGGGTCTCCGCCCGACTCGAGGATCTGGATCCCTCGCAGGCATGCGTCGTGGAGGTTGCGGTGCGCGTGGTTGTCCAGAAGCTTCTTTGCGTATGACGCCGCTAGGGCCTCAGCGGCTGCGGGCGCCGCAGCAAGGCAGTCCAGGAGATAGTCAGGCTCAACGTGAGCGTCGGTAATTCCGGGGAGCTTATCCAGGAGGAGCGTGGGGTCCAGGGCCTGGCTCGGGTTGTCAGCCTTGTGGGACTCGATGAGTCTCCAGATTGCCTGATTGCGAGTGTCGGCGAAGTGGTAAGGCTGGACTACGTCCAGGTCAAGAAGAGCGATCCTGCTCCCGGACAGGGCGATCCCGATAACGGCTGCTTCGAGGTTCATGTGTCAGCCTCGCAGGTCGTCGATCTCAGCCTGGTGCTTGCCCCACTGCGGGGTGCCAGGGATGCCCATGAAGGGCCGCCAGAAGCCGATGTAGCGGTTCGGGTCGAGGCCATGGTCCAGGCAGGCATAACCGAAGTCATCCTCTGTCCATGTGCGTCCCGTCTTCGGGTTGGTGGACAGGCGGCGCCGCTCCTCCTCAGGGTTGGCTGCAGGCAGATCAGACGTCAGTTCATCCATCCAGCTTCCGGCATTGAGCCAGGTGGCGGGGTGCTTGATGTACCGGGTCTCGGTGTTGGCGAGCCGCCAGTGCTGCTTGTGGGCTTCGAGGGCCTCCAGGAGCTCCTCCGGCGTGGCCCCGGTCTTCAGGGCTGCCTTGTAGGATCGCTCTGCTTGCCTCTTGCCGATCTTTCGGGGGTACGCGGCCCACCACTCAGAGAAGCCTTCCAGCCACTTCTGAGAGTCGTCGTGCCGCCTCTCCTCTGACTCTGGAGCCGGTGCCGTCTTCGGGGTGTCATGAGGCTTCTTCGGGTATCCACGCTCCTCATCCTCGCGCGTCTGCATGCGCTGCTCGTTCCACTCGTCGCACAGCCAGGGGTGCCAGTGGTACAGCGTGCTGATGCTTTTACCTTCAGAGGCTCTAAAGGTTCGGCTGATGATGCTGGCTTCCTCAAGGGATCGCAACGCATCCCTAACGGAGGAAGGGCTCGCGCCGATAGCATCAGCAAGAGTCTGAATAGATGGCCAGCAGGACGGCACTTTGCCGGCGTCGTGAACGTTTGCCTTGTCCGCGATCGCGATTGCTGTGAGCCGAACGTTCCCCTTGATCGATGGAGGAAGGTTGAAGGCTTGTTGGACTGCCACGAAACTCATGTTCAGAACTCCTTATGCTCGGCGACCTTCGCCGACGCTCTGAAGCGTAGCAGACAAGAGCGACCCCCGCAAGCGGAGTTCTGAAACTTGCGGGGGCCTTGTTGTAGCTCAAGCATACAGGTCAGCGGACGTCGGCGCAAGCCGTTCCCACGGCCCTACACATGGAGCCTGGAGTACCCCCCTACAGATTCTGGGGTACCCCCCCTACAGATTCTGGGGGGGAACCAGTAAGTAAGAACCAGTAAGTAAGAACCAACAACGCGCGTGCGCGCATGCGTGTGTGCGCAAAGGCTGAGAGAATGACAAGCATCACATCCTCCTCCTTGCCTCTTCGCCCTCTCGTCAGCTAGTCTGGCACTGCTGACAGAGCCCCGCTGGACCTGGTTCCTTCGAGCGTTATCCTTTCCGCCGAAGTTAGAGCCCCCGAGTCCAGCGGGGCTCGCCCCTATGTGCTACACTCTCACCATCGGCATCAACGAAAGGAACAAACATGCCCGCCAACTTCAAGGCCATCGACTGGACCGTTACCCAGCAGTGCGTCGTCTGCTACCGCAACATGCGTCCCGCCAGGGCTCGCGTCGCCGACTGGCCAGACACTCGCCCCTACGCTGGTCATGGCAAGTGCTCCATCTGCACTGAGCGTGAGCGCAAGCAACTCCGTCGAGGTGAGCGCCCGAAGAATCCAGGAAAATACCCAACCGTTGCAGAGCTTGCTGCTGCAGGTCACCCGTGCATCGAGCCGTGCCCCAAGCCTTCCAACAAGCGATCGGATATCTGGTAATGGCCTGGAAGAGTCAGTCTCGTCGCCGCGAGGAGCTCCCGAAGGACTGGGCAAAGATCCGAGAGGTGGTCCTGCGTCGAGATGCGAAAACGTGCGTCTTCTGCGGTTCCCCGGCCAACCAAGTGGACCATATCTTCCCCGATGGGCCCCACGTGCCCGACAACCTGAGAAGCCTCTGTCAGCGCTGCCACATGCAGCGTACGCAGCAGCAGTCGGTAGAGGCTCGCCGCCGGCGCTATAATCGACGCAACAAGACTCGGGGCCCTCGCCCCAAGAAGAAGCATCCTGGATACCTGTAGGAGGAAGCATGGGAGTCAGAGGCCCCATCCCGAAGAGGTCTGACGAGGGTCACCCGAAGACCATCGCGAAGAAAAACCGAGCCGGCATCGACCATGTCGACGCGCTCAAAACTAGTGATGTCACTGTCCCTGCCCCTGACCCTGATTGGCACTCCATCGCTAGAATGCTTTGGGATGCTACCAAGGAGTCGGCATTCACTCGATTTTATGAGCCTTCGGACTGGGTGGTTCTCTATTTCACCTGCGAGAACCTTTCACACTTCTGCAATTCCGAGCGACGATCCCCCACGGCGATGGCGGCTATCAATCAGATGCTCACGTCACTTCTCCTTACCGAAGGGGACCGACGTAGGGTTCAGATCGAGATCCAGCGCGCCACCGAGGAGCAGCTCGAGTCTGCCGGCGTCACAGCCATGTCCGCATGGGTTAAGGAGCGCAAGGCGCAGTGACCGACCAACTCCCTGCGCCCCGGGAGCGAATCGATACTCTTCCAACAGATATCCCGTCACGCACTCTCGGCCTGCATGTCGCGTCCTGGATGATCGACAACCTCACCCAGCCCAACGGCCCAAGGGCGGGGAAGCCCTTCATGCCAACCGACAGGCAGATCCAGTTCCTCCTGCAGTTCTACGCGATCGACGAGAACGGCGAGTGGCTTTACCGCCACGCAGCAAGACGGCTAGCAAAAGGTCAAGGCAAGTCGCCATTCGCCGCCGCTGTCGCACTCGCTGAACTTCTCGGCCCTGTTCGTTTTGATGAGTTCGACACCGAAGCCATATTTGGTGTCACCCCGAAGCCAATGGCAATGCCACTCATTCAGCTCGTGGCCACGTCAGAAAATCAGGTCGCGAACACCATGCGCATGGTACGCGCCTTCTGCAAGAAGGGCGGAAAACTCGCAAAAACATACGATCTGGATGTCGGAAAGACCTACATCGATACGCCATCCGGAGGGAGACTGGAGCAGGTCGCTAGCGCCGCCCACTCCCTTGAGGGAGCGGAAGTGTCGTTCCAGGTCGGAGATGAGACTGAGCACTGGCTCCCCTCTCGCGGCGGCCCGGAGCTCATGGCTACCCTGCGTCGAAACGCAGCCAAGACTGGCGCCCGAGTCATGGAGACCTCAAACGCCTGGATCCCCGGAGAGAACTCCGTCGCCGAATCCACCTATGAAGCCTGGTGCGATCAAGAGGATGGCCTCACCCGAGGAAAGATGAAGATCCTCTACGACGCCCGCATGGCCCCCCCGAACGCCATCCTCCACGACGACCCAGACGAGGGCCAGATGAGCCTCACAGAGGCCCTCAAGTACGTCTACGAGGACGCCCCTTGGTCTAACCTCACTGCTATCCGCGAGCAGATCTGGGACCCCGCGTTCCCAGAGTCGCACGCCATGAGGTTCTTCTTCAACCGCCCCAACGCCGCAGAAAATGCCTGGGTCACGCTCGAAGAGTGGACCCAGCTCCGTAAGCCTGACCGCAAGGTCGAGCCGGGTGAAGCGATCGTCATGTTCTTCGACGGCTCCAAATCCAACGACCACACCGCCCTCGTGGGATGCTGCCTCGAGGACGGGCATATCTTCAAGATAGGTCACTGGCGACCAGAGAAGCCGCTCAACGTGGTCAACACTCCTAAGGTCGATGCCGCAGTACGCAAGGCCTTCGAGACATACCAGGTAGTCGCCTTCTGGGCGGACGTGAGGGAGTGGGAGTCGTTCGTCAAGACAAGCTGGCCGGAAGACCTCGGAGAGAACCTCATCTGCCACGCAGTCCGCGGCGGCATGTCAGCATCCCCGATCGCCTGGGACATGCGCTCCCACTCATACCAGTTCGCAGAGGCCGCCGAGACGGCCTTCGCTGAGATCCAACAGCAGTCATTCACCCATGACGGCGACTCGGCACTGGGTGAGCATGTCTCCAACTGTCGAGTTAACGAGTTCAAGGGGCGATGGTCCATCAAGAAGGAGTCCCCGCAGTCACAGAAGAAAATCGATCTCGCAGTGTGTATGATTGGTGCCAGGATGCTATACAGGCACGTCAAGAACAGCAAGGAGTGGGCAGAGATGCAGAAGCCCACCGGAGGATGGGGAGTCTTCCTATGAGTTTCGAGAAGCTCGCCGCGAAGTTCGCAAGCGGCGCCTACCGCCCCAACACGTACGAAGGCTACTACGAGGGCCGCCGCCGTCTAGACGCTGTCGGCATCAGCCTCCCACGCAAGGCCCGCGTCCTCGAGCTCCAAGCCCCGTTCGCCAAGATGGCCGTCGACGTCCTCACCGAGATCCTCATCCCAGACGGATACCGGGTAGCCGACGACGACAAGTCCTCAATCGTCGACCTCCTCCGCAAAGTGTGGCAGTTCAACGACATGGACTCGCAGTTCAATCTCGCCGCCAGCGAAGCGATCGCCGCCGGAGCCGCGTACTGGGTGATCGCGCCCCCGGATGACGACCACGAGTTCGCCTCCATCCGCGCCGTCGACGCCAAGCACGCCAGAGTTCGGATCGACTTCCGCGGAAACCTCATCGAGGGCATGGTCCTCTACCGCCGCGAGGACGGCAATGTCGGGGCCACCTACTACACCCCCGAAGGCGTCCAGTTCTGGGTCAAGGGCCAGTACGGCTGGAAGAGCGACGGCGCAGGCCGAGACGACTCCTGGGGAGCCAGCATCATCCCCATGTTCAACCGGGCCCGCCTGTCAGACAAGTACGGCCGCTCAGACCTCCGTGAGCTCGCCGGAGTCATCGACGCTGCCTCCAGGACCCTAACCAACCTCCAGATCGCACAGGAGGTCTCCTCAAGCCCTATGCGAGCCATCATCGGCCGCGGCGCCGACGACATGCTCCGCCAGCACCCAGACAAGATGCAGGTCTACATGGGGAACCTGTTCGCACTCCCCGAAGGCGCTGACGTAAAGCAGCTCACCGGAGCGGCCCTAGACCCGTTCATCAACGCCTACAGGTCCTACGCCCTCCAGCTCTCCGCCATGACGGGCATCCCTCCGTCGATGATGGGCGTCTCATCGGACAATAACCCCACCAGCGCCGAGGCCCTCAGGGTCGCCAAGGACCGTCTGATCGCCCGGGCGGAGAACAAGCAGAGGCAGTTCTCAGACTCGCTCGAGAGGGTCGGCCGTGTCGTCGCCCTGGCTCACGGAAAGTCACTCAAGGGTCTCGAGGCTCTTGAGGTGGTTTGGCGCGACGCTGCCGCCCCGTCCACCAGCGCCCAGATGGCCACGGCCCTCCAGGCCCACTCTCAGGGCATCATCGGCGACGAGACCGCCCGAGAGTTCATGCACCTTACCCCAGAACAGCTCCGCCGCGAGAAGGCCAGATCGGAGGAGATGGACGCCGAGGCCGGCAAGGAGATGCCCGAACCTCCCCCGCTTCCCGAGGATGCCGTGAAGGAGGAAGGCGAGGAGCCTCCAGCCAACAAGAAGCCCCTTGATGCCAGCTCTTTCCAGGAGAACACCATTGACGCCAAGTCAAAGGGCGTCAAGGCACAGAAGAAGCAGGCAAAGTGAGCGAGGCCCTCTTCTACGCGATCATCCGATCGATCGTCACCCTGTTCAAGAAGCGCACGGAGGAGACCCTCAAACCCCTCCAGGGCCTCCCGGAGCCCCCTCCGCCCGAGTATGTGGGAGACCTGCTCACCCCCCTCGTATGGGAGGCGCGCAAGCAGGCGTGGGCAGCGGCGGCGCTCTTCCTCCGCGGCCAGGCCCGCCGCCACGGGGCCGCTGAGTCATGGATCCCGCCCCAGGCCGGCTACTCCCCCGACACTGTTCGACGCACAATCCGTGATGTCCGCGGCAATGACGGCACGCCTGAGGGGTATGCCCGCCTCTCCCAGGCGCTACAAAGCCATGTACTAGCCGCAGCCCGCCGCACCGTCGCTGACGCCATCGATACCGCCCCAGACTCGGTTCCACTCCTTGAAGGAGCCCTGAAGGATCTGGACGAAGACCTCAAGGAGTTCTCCCCGGATACACGAGCTGCCATCAAGCAGGACATCAAGAAGGTTGAGCGCCGCCCCCGGCCCTCCATGTCATTCGATGAGGCCTTCGACAAGATAGCCGAGCGAGTCGAAGAGGCTGTGCGCACCCTTGACGAAGACGACCTCATCAAGCGCCGACACCGAAGCATGGGAGTCTTCTCCGACGTCCCCGACAAGTACCGCCGCGACCGTCGAGGCAACCTCATCGTCCGCCCGTACGCCTTCGCTCGCGTCTGCCACCCAAACAAGAACGGCCCATGCGGATTCTGCGCAATGCTCGCGTCCAGGGGCCCCGTGTACAAGACCAGCCAATCCGCAGGCCAGCGTGCTGACAAGTTCCACCGCAACTGCTTCTGCACCGTGGTCCCCGTCTTCACCTCGCGAGCATGGGAAGGAAAAGAACAACAGGTCGACTTCGCACGTGTGTACAATGAAGTCGTGCGCAACCAGGACCTACACGGACCCGAAGCACGCAAGGCAATGGATAAGTACTTCCGCCAGCAACTTAAGGAACGCAAGGCATGAGCGACACCCCTGTCACCGACCCTGCTGACGCCGACGACACGCCGGATCAGCCAATCTCAACTACAGACTTCCAGGCCGACCCCGAGCCTGCAGCCGCCGAGCCCGCAGAGACTCCCGAGGTCACCGCCGACACTACTGACAGCAATTCTCCCGACAGTGAGGCCGAGGAGGCCGACGCCGCCCCCGACCTTGAGGCCCTCAAGGCCCAGATCGAGGCACTCACCAACAAGCTCGCCGAGAAGGAGGCCGCCGAGAAGGAGGCCGCCGAGAAGGCCGAGAAGGAGGCCGCCCTCACTGAGGCTGGCATCCCGGGCACTTTCGCGCGCTTCCTCTCGGGAGACAAGGACTCGTGGGCAGAGCAGATCAACGCACTGTCCACGTTGCGTGAGCAGGCATCTCCGGCTCCCGCACCATCCGTCCCCCGCGATCCCGCGGTGGACGCCGACCTCGAGACAGAAGATGAAGGCCTAACGGAGGCCCTCAGCTTCTTCGGCATCTCAAACTGAAAGACTAGGAGGGCTAGATGCCTGCACCCACATACACGCCCGACAACGAGGCGAAGATCGAGACCGTCAACAAGATCCTCACTGCCAACTCCGGCAATGACGCAGCCTTCCCCAAGACTGTGGTCAAGGGGATCTGGGACAACGCCATGCACGGCTCCGTCGTCCAGAAGCTCGCTGGCTCCATCCCCGTCTCCATCAACGGCACCGCCATCCCGATCCCCGTCGGCCAGCCCACCGCCGGCATCGTCCAGGAGGCCGGCCTCAAGCCCGTCGCCACCCTCTCCTCCAAGGTCAAGACGGTCACGCCCGTCAAGGCTGCCGTGATGATCCTCTACTCCGAGGAGACCGCCAAGGCCGACCCGCTCGGCGAGTACAGCCGAATCCAGAAGGCCCTCGGCGAGGCCATCGCCCGCGCCATCGACACCGCGGTCATCCACGGAATCGACGCCAACAGCGCCGCCACCATCACCGGCAAGGAGGCCCTCACCTCCACCGCCAAGGCCGTCGAGCTCGACCTCGCCAGCACCGTCAACGGCTACTTCACCAAGCAGCTCAGCGCCGCCTACGACCAGGTCGTCCTGGACGACGAGGGCGAGGCCGAGTACGGCTTCGACCACTTCCTCCTCGCCCCCCGCTTCCGCAGCAACCTGGTCAACGCCCTGGACGCCCAGGGCCGCCCCCTCTACCAGCAGAACCCGGACATCACTGCCGAGTTCGGCACCGTCCTCGGCGTCCCCGCCACCTACTCCCGAGCCGTCCGCGGCTACGAGAAGGCCAAGACCGCAGGAGCCAAGCTCCTCGGCATCGGCGGCGACTTCAAGGACGCCCTGCGCCTCGGCTACGTCGAGAACATCACCTACCGCAAGGCGACCGAGCGCGCTGGTGGTGTCGACCTCTTCGACCGCAACCTCGGTGCCATCCTCGCCGAGGCCCAGTTCGGGTGGGTCATCCGCGACCCCAGGGCGTTCGTCAAGCTGACCAGCAAGTGACCACCAGTCGGGCGAGAGAAATAACCTCTCTCGCCCGACCCGTGGCCAGAAGTTCGAAGGAGGTGGAAAAGTGAGCATAGCCAACCTAGACGACGTTCAGGCAAGCCTCATGCGCTACCTGGAAGACGACGAGAAGCTGTGGGTCCAGGCGCTCCTGGACCGGGCTGAGGCACTCATCCTTGCCAAGATGTCCGACGCTGTCAACCGTTGTCGCGTCGACTTCTACTTCTCCACCGTCATGAAGATGGTGGAGGCGGAAGCAGTCTCCCGCGTCCTTCGCGCTCCTGGTGGCGGCCTCTACAAATACGAGACCGAAGGCACATACACCTACTCGGTCAACCAGGCAGTCGCCTCGGGAATCCTCGAGATCACCCCAAGAGACTGGGAAGCTCTTACCGGGGGCGCCGGAGGGTACGCCACCTCAGACGCCTCCATGGACGGTTACGCACAGAGCCGATTCCTCGCCCCAGGCACATACATGGTCAACGTCACCGTCGACCCTACCTACATCGCAGGCCCCTCCCGACTGGATGAAGCGGGGGTCACCCCAATCACTGACGACGACGAGGTGGCACTATGGTAGGTTTCCGCCCCCGCAGAGGACGCTACCTCGAGAACGGCCCACATGTAGTCGAGGTAACCCTCGCCATCGTCAAAGAAGGCCGCACAGGACGCCGCTACGAGCGCGGCGAGACGTTCACTGTCGACAAGGTCCTTGTCCAGCCCTCCGCAGGAAACGCCCTTAAAGCCACCGAGAACCGCGTCATCCGCGGCGACCTGACCGACGAAACAACACTGAAGATCATGGGAACCGGACGCGTCTGGCCCGGCGGACCACACTCATGGGTCAAGGTCATCAAAGGCCCGGACTCGCTTGTAGGTAAGATGTTCCAGCAAGCGGGCGAAGCCCTCACATACGACGCCTCGCCCATGACCAAGCACTTCAGCGTCCGCTGCGACACCCTAGGGACGACGGCACGATGATCGAGGTATACGACGACGACGACACCCACGAGGCGATCGCTGCCGCAGTAGCAGGCCGCCCGGAATTCAAGGCCGCCGCCACCAAGGTCTACGCGGAGATCAAGGCCGAGGCCGCCGCCCACCTCAACAGCGGCCAGCTCGCAGCAAGCATCCACCTCAACCAAGGGAAAGTCGACTGGACCATCGAAGCCGACACCGACTATGACGCCCATGCCGAGTTCGGACACTACGTCTGGTTAGACCAGTCTGGAAACGTCGTCAAGCGTGGCCAAGGCGTGCGGAAGGTGTGGGTAGACGGGATCGGAGTCTTCCGCAATGTCGTAGCAGCGAATGGAGGGTACTGATGTTCGTCTCACCCATCCCATTCATCTACGCCTACGCCAAAGAAGCGGCCCGCCAGAACTCCGCCCAATGGCCCGTCCTCTCAAGGATCACCTGGCGTACCCATGGAGACGTCGATGACCCCATGAACGAGCTCGTGTGCAGGGTACAGATGACAATCGCCCGCACGCACCCCTCAGGCCCGCGATTCGCGGCCACGCAGATCCGCGCTCGCCTGTACATGACCGGCCCGGACGGAGATGAGGTATCCGATGCCTCCGACGCCCTAGTCCAGGCCATCAACAAGTCTTGGAGGTCAGGGATGACGACCTCCGAGGGGTGGGCCACCCATCTTGAGTGGACCCAGCTGCCCACGCCAGAAACGGACATGGGTACGACCGCAGATTACATCAACATGGTCTCGGCCTTACAGGTCACGGCCAGGAAGGACGGGTAATGGCTACCCTCGCAGACTCAAAGATCCAGATCGCCGGAATCGGGCACGTCTACTACGGCAACCCCGACACCGAAGCCCCCAACCTCGACGGCTTCAACTTCGGAGACGGCTCCACCCTCGAGTCCTCCGGCTGGACCTGGCTCGGAGACACATCCTCCGAGAACCTCATCGAGTTCGAGACCGACGGCGGTGACACCAGCACCAAGCGCACCTGGGACCGACAGAGCGTACGCTCCACCCGTGAGGCCGTCACCAACAAGGTGACCATGAACGCCGTCAACCTCGGCGCAGACACCATGAAGGTCGCCTTCCCCGGCTCCACCTACGACGCCGCCAAGCGCGCCTGGGACATCGAGCTCGACGCCTCCAGCGAGAAGGCCATCCTCGTCGTAGTCGTCGACGGCCAGCTCGTCAGCGGCTTCCTCTTCCGCCGCGTCTCCCTCGCAGGAAACATGCCCTCCCTGAAGCTCGACAACTTCACCGAGGTCAAGATCAGCGGCACCATCCTCTCCCCCGCCTCCGGCAAGACTCGAGTCCAGATGCTCGAGCCCCGCACCGTCACCGGCGTTGGCACCGCCAAGCCCACCATCGCCACCCTCACCCCCGCTAGTGGCGCGGCGCGCGCCAAGGTGGTCATCGCCGGAACCAACTTCGACGGCGTCCGCTCCGTCAAGTTCGGCGAGAAGGAGGCCGACTTCGAGAAGGACTCCGCAACCCAGATCACCACCTACGTCCCGCGCGGCCTGAACACCGGTGCCGCCAACGTTGTCGTGACCAACAACGTCGCAGCCAGCGACGCCAAGCCCTTCACCGTCAACTGATATCATCCGGGTGGGCCCATCTAGGGGTGTATGGGCCCACCCGGTAACACCCCTCACGCCCCAGGAGAAACAACCATGAGTGACAAGGCAACCCAGCCCACCGAACCCTTCGAGGACATGGAAGGCAGCGAGCTCTTCCGTCCCGTCGCCACCCTGCGAGCCAGCCAGCGTGTCCGTCTCGCCGCCCGCGCCATGGCGCTCGCAAGCGACGACGACTGGGGCGAGGTGCAGTTCGAGGCCCTCGCAGACCTCCTCGACTTCCTCGAGGACGGAGACTACATCATCGACCCCACCAAGTGGGCAGCCTTCTACGAGGAGAAGGGCCTCGGCGACGTCCTCAAGCTCGCGGTCACCTACGCGGGGGAAGCCGCAGGCGCCAAGCAGTAAATGACTTCTTCGAGGCGCATCCCGACGCCGCCGCAGACTTCTGGGCTATCTACCAGATCGACGTCTATGGCCCGTACCCGATGCGCCTCGTTGAAGCCCTGCTTGAGCGCCTCAAGCACGAACCGTGGTCCATGTACCGCGCCAACGGCCTCGGCGGCCCCCAGTGGTTCGGGTGGTCGGCCGACTCGGAGCGCCTCGCGGCACTTCTGGACGGCCAGCTCCTGCAAACAAAGGCCACTGGGCAGACCAGAGCATCACTCAGTGACTCCGAGAGGTGTCCACGACCAGGTCAGCGCGAGTCGACTACGGTAGTATCGAGTCGGGACACGCAGGCAATGACAGCGCTATTCGCAGCAATAGGATGAGAGGCCAGCATGGCAGGTAAGGGCGAAGTTGGTAAGCTTAGCGTCAAGGTAGTCCCAAATCTTGACGGCTTCGCCGAAGACCTCAAGCGTGACCTCAAGCGCATCAGGAAGCAAGTCGGCGAACTGGACATCAAGTTCAACGCCGAAGTAGACGTAGATGAGGAGTCTCTAGAGCGCGCCAAAAAGAAGGTCGAAGAGCAGAGCGCCCGCGTCAAGGTAGCAGTAGACGCCGCAATAGACAACAGCGACCTCTCTAGAATCAAGCAGCGCCTCGAAGACATCAAGTCAGAGGTCAAGGTCAACGCCCACCTCAGTGACGACGCCCGCAAGGAGCTCCAGCAGCGCCTCAACGATCTCCGGTCAGACGTAAGGCTAAACACGGACGAGGCTGACCTCAAGCGTATCAACGCAGAGGTTAAGCGAGTCGCCTCCGACGTCAAGGCGGACATCAAGCTCGACCAGGGTGCCGCCCGAGAGTTCAGGGAGCGCCTCAAGGGCCTCGCCAAGAACCTCGAAGCCGGCGTAGAACTCGACCAGGCCTCTCGCGCAAGGCTACAGAGTCAGCTCAAGCACCTCGGGGCGAACATTGACGTCGACCCTCACCTCAGCGAGGAGTCAAAGAGGAAACTCAAGCATGAACTAAACAAGCTTGAGGGCAAGGCCACAGTTAACGCCGACCTCGATGACGGAAAGGCGCGTTTCGATTTGCGGCGCCTCCTCCGCCCTCGCAAACTGACCATCAACGTCACCCTAGGCAAAGCCGCCCTGGCTCGGGCGATCGCACAGATCAAGGCCCTCGCCGGCGGAAACATCTTCGAGAACATCGGCCGCAACCTCAACGACCTCTTCCGCAACCTCGACACCGCCGCCGTCAAGTTCGCCACCGTCGGCACTGCCATCGGGTCCCTCGCCTCCATCGCCGGCTCTGGCCTCGGCATCATCGCCTCACTCGGCGTCGGCATCGCTCACTCCCTCCCCGCCCTCATCGCCATCCCCGGGATCATGGGCGCCGCCGGCGCTGGCGTAGGCATCTTCGTTGCCGCAATGAAGGACGCCAAAGACGTCCTAGAAGACCTAGGCCCACGCTTCACAGCCCTCCAGCAGGATATCTCGCTCAACTTCTGGGGCGAGGCCGCCGACGCCATCCGCTACTTCGCCACCAGCGCCCTCGACGCCCTTGGGCCCTCGATCGGTAACGTCGCCGCCGAGATGGGCATGATGACCGCCGCCGTAGCCGACGTAGCTACCGAGCATATCCCAGGGTTTGAGCGCTCCCTCAACTACCTGGCTCAAGCCCTCAATATCGGTGGCGACGGCGCAGGCGCCTTCACCAACGGGCTCCTCACCATGGGCGAGGTGGGCGCCAAGTACCTCCCCTCTATCGCAGGCTGGGCCAACGACGTCGCCTACAGCTTCGAGGCCTGGGCCACCAAGGCCGCCGAGTCCGGAAAGATGGATCAGGCGATCCGAAACGGAGCCAAGGCCTTCGGCACCCTCAAAGACATCACCGTAGACCTAGGCGGCATCATTGGCGGCCTCTTTACCGCCATGGCCGCAGGGTCCGCCCCGATCGACTCCATCGCTACCGCCCTCGACCGCGCTAACGCCGCCGTCAACGGGCCGCTATTCCAGTCGACACTCACATCCCTCTTCTCCTCGATGGCCGACGCCGCAGGCCATGCATTCGCTGGCGTCGGCTCACTCGGCGCAGCCTTCGTGTCACTCGAGCCTACCCTCGCCCAGATCCTCCCCATGATCGGCCAGATCGTGGAAACTGGCCTCAAGGGCATCAGCGCGGCACTCCAGGACCCCGCCTTCCAGACCGGTCTCACATCGTTCTTCAGTGGCGTACTCACTGCCGTGCAGGCTCTCGCCCCAGCCATGCCCGCCCTCGGCGAGGCCTTCGGCGCGATCGCAACGGTCGCCGGCCAACTCCTGGTCGCAGTTGCCCCACTCATTGCCGCACTAGTCGAGCAGCTCGCCCCAGTCTTCACGCAACTTGCCGTCCTCCTCGCTCCGATCATCGAACAGCTCGGTGCCGCCCTCATGCCGGTCATCCAGGCCCTCGGCCCGCTCCTCATGGTCCTCTTCGAGGCTCTAGCCCCAATCGTGAACGAGCTCCTGGCCGCGATCGTCCCCCTCATCGGCCCGATCGTCGAAGCGATCATGGCCGTCCTCGTGCCAGCAATCCAGCTCATCAGCACCGTCATCCAGGCCCTCATGCCGGTCGTGACCGCAGTCCTGCAAACCATCGCCGAGCTCTTCAGCGCTAACCTGCAGATCATCTCCGGCATGATTAAGGTTGTCATGTCCGTCATCACCGGAGACTGGTCTGGAGCCTGGGAAGGCATCAAGCAGATCTTCACCGGGATCTGGAACGCTATCGTAGCGATCTTCACAGGCTTCGGACGCATCCTAGTCTCTGTTGCTGTCGCCGCATGGAACCTCCTAGGCAGCGCCATCTCAGCGGCCGCCAGCTGGATCGGCGACCTTATCACCTCCTGGATCGGCAATGTCGGCCGCTGGATCTCGGAAGGGTGGAACTACGTAAGCACCGCAACCTCCAACGCCTGGTCCGGACTCGTGAGAACCCTGTCATCCTGGATCAGCAACGCAGTCAACGCGGTACGCAGCCTGCCCTCCAGCATCAAGAACTTCTTCTCCAACGCCGGAAGCTGGCTCGTTAGCGCCGGTAAGAGCGTCATTCAGGGCTTCATCAACGGCATCAAGAACATGTTCGGCTCGGTTAAATCGACGCTCGGCAGCCTGACCAGCAAGCTCACGTCCTGGAAGGGCCCCGCCCCTGTCGACCGCGTCATCCTCAAGGACGCTGGACGCCTCGTCATGCAGGGCTTCATCGATGGACTTGAGAGCCAGTACGACGCAGTCAAGGACTCGCTCACTGACTTCACGGATACGCTCAGTGATGAAGTCGCCCCAGAGATCTCCGGCACCGTCTCCGCCTCATACGACAAGATCAGCGCCCGCAGCATGGAGGCCGTCAGCGGCAAGAACAACAGCATGCCCAAGAGCTCTGGCCGCGGAGCAACCATCAACATCACCAACAACTACCCCCAGGCCCAGCCAGACTCCAAGGTGCGAGACGAAGTCGCAGACGGCATCCGCCTCGCCTCCAGCATCTAGAATGGACACATGAGCAGCGAATACGCCCTAGACGGAGTAGACCTCGACCAGCCAGGCCGCTGGCGAGTAATGCACGGAACCCTCCTGCCCGCCGTCCCCTCGCCTCGCCTCGCATCCACGGAGGTTCCCGCCCGGAACGGCGTCATCGACGGCGTCGGCCAGCGAACAGGAACCTTCGACGTCACAATCAACTTCATGGTTGAAGGAACCAGCCGCGCCCAGCTCGAGCAGAACTGGGTGTCGCTCATGGCCCGCCTACGCAACGTAAGCAGCCTATCCACCCTCACATATAGCCCCGCAGGGTTCGGGGCCAGAGACGCTCTCGTACGCCTCAAGTCCATCGCGCAGCCATCCTTCACATATGGCGAATGGACCATAGACACCACTGCGGTCTTCGAGGCAGTAGAAGGGGTCTGGAAGGACCGCAACTACACGGTGCAGCCCCTCGACAACATGACGGCACTATCGGGTGGCTCCGCCCCAATCACTGACCCCCTCATCATGCTGATGCCCACAGGCAACACCATGACAGTCCGCGACAAAGTGTCCGGCACCTCCCTCACCTGGCGAGGCACCCTCACGGGCGGCCAGCGCGTCCTCGTCGACGTCGCCTCATACTCCGCCGTCCGCCAGGCCGCAGCAGAATGGGAACTCGCCCCAAGCCACTTCGACGCCAGCGGAGAGATCAGCATGTCACCGGGAGGCTTCCAGCTCACCCCCGCCCCCGACGGAAAGATCACACTCGAGGTCACCGGCGGCACCGGCTACGCGCGAGCCAGAAAGGCCTACTGATGATCCGATCCTTCTTCCCGGGCATGGCCCTCCAGGCGGTCGCCTACCGTGTCGGCGGCGCCCGCATCGGAATCCTCCCCGACGTGCTCGACATGACCGTCACCTGCCCCAGAGGGAAAACCGCGTCACTCTCACTCTCCTACGCCCCAGGAGACCTAGCCATCCGAGGACACCTCCTGGAGGAAGAGATCGAGGTGGCCATCGAGGCAACCTTCGACGGCCACGCATGGACCGAGCTCCCCGACGCCCGCTTCGTGACCCAGAAGACCGAACAGAACCTCATCAACCCAGGCACGGACTCACGCAGCGTCGAAGCCATCCACGTCAGCGACTACACCAAGGAAGCCCTAGTCTGGGAGGTCCCCAAAGACTCCCAGGACAAGGACGGTAAGTTCAAGTTCCTATCCCGCAACGCCGGAGAGATCCTCCGAACCGTATGGGACGCCGCTGTAAAACGAGGCTGGGGCCGCGGGATGACACTCGACTGTTCCAGCACAGCCGACTCCGCCAACCAGCCATGGGCCAAGATCGTCACCCTCTACTTTGACCCCTCCATCAGCATCCTCCAGATCATCGACTCACTCAGAGACCTCGGCCTCATCGACACCGTCTGGCAGGGACGAACCCTCAAGGTATACAACGCCGACAGCTCACAGGCCAGGGACCTCACCTCATCCAAGCGCTGGCCCCTAGCCACCACGCTGACCAGCGCCCCGGAGGCCAAGACCTGGGCGGACATGTGTACAGACGTACTCGTGAAAGGCGAAGGCGGCCGCACCTGGAGAATCCATAACGACCTCGCCCCCCGCCAGATGCGCCGCGTCGAGAAGATCGTCGAGGCAGGCGGCGTCGAGCTCGAGTCCACGGCCCGCCTCGTAGCGGAGGCCACGCTCCGGTCTGGAGCCCACGTCAGCGAAGAGATCAAACGCGAGTGGAAGTCCACCGACGTCCACCTCCTCCCATGGCAGGACTACCGCCTCGGCGACTGGATCATGGTCGAGCGCCTCGCCGGGATGGAACGCCTCCAGGTCGTCCAGATCAGCGTCACCTGGAAAGACGGTGCCGTCGTAGGGCACACAACATTCGGCACCCTCCTCGACTCCCTCCTAGGACGCCTCACCAAGCGCACCAAAGGCATTGTGGGCCTCGCTACCACCCCCACAGGCCAGCGCCCAACCCCAGAGGTCAAGAAGAACTGGCCACACAAACCGGGAGGCCTAGTGGTCTCCTCCCAGGCAATCATCCAGGCCAACGGCTTCCCCGCAGCCATGGCATCACTATCGTGGGCCCCAGTCAGTACGGACACCCAAAATGTCGCAGTAGAAGTCACCGGCTATGAGATCGCTGTCTGGCAGGAAGGTGTCAATGCAGGCCCCTCCTACACCACCAGAGAGAATAACGCAACCGTTGGACCATTCCCCCCTGGCTCAGTACAACGCTTCTGGGTAAGGGCCACCAACAACGACGGCGTTGGCAACTGGAGTGACGAAATCAAGGCCACGATGGCCTCTGACGCCACTCCCCCGCCAGTCCCCTCAAGGCCAATACTGTCGCAGACGCTTGGAGTTCTCAATATCTACTGGGACTACTCCGGAGCTCAGCGAGAGAACATGCCTCTCGACTTCCTAGGAGTGGAAGTGAGCGTCCAGCACCCAGGCCGCCCTGCCGCCAAGGTCACGGACATGCCCACCCCAATGCAGCGCACAGCAATCGCCGGCCTCGAAATACGAGACTACGAAGTGCGCCTGCGGTCCTACGACCGCTCCGGAAACCGATCGGAATGGTCTGCACCGGCAACCATCACACTCGAGCAGAACATCGACGCTGACGCCATCGCCAAGAAGGTCGAAGAGAAGCTCGCCGGCTCCGACGCCATGCAGAGGGCAGCCAGAGAAGGTACACTGAAAGAAATGAAACACCTTACCGAAGCGATGACGCAAGTCGCCACCAGCCTCGTCGACGCTGGCCCCATTCCCCCAGATGCAGGTAAGATAGGTGCGAGCATCTGGGTCGCCCCAGATGGTCGGGTATTCATACTCAGGGCAGAAGGAGATCGTTAATGCAGCCATACGTGGCCACAAAACAGTGGAAGGATGGTTTCGGTGCCGGCGAGACGCGCATTACCGCCTCCGATCTGACCAGGATTGAGGCCGGGATCAGCGCCGCCACCCAAGGTGTCACCAACCTAGAGGGTCGCGTCTCCACCCTGGACTCCACCACCACCACCAAGATCCGGCAGGTGCAAACGGAAGCCACAGACGCAGCTCGCGCCCTCTTGCCGGTCGGAACGATCATCATGTACGCCGGGACAACCCCGCCCACAGGCTGGGTGACCTGCAATGGGCAGCTCCTAGAGCGAAACACCTATCAGAAGCTCTTCCAGGTCCTCGGCACCGCATATGGAAACACCACAAACTCCAACTTCCGCGTCCCGGACATCAGGAACCGCTTCCCCGTAGGCGCCGGCGACGCCTACTCGGTCGGCACCACCGGCGGTGTCGCAACCGTCACCCTCACCGTCGCCCAGATGCCATCACACACGCACGGCGTCACCGCAGAGAAATTCTCCCAGGGTGTTGGACTCTACCAGTCCAACCTCGCCGCCGGGTCCGGCTGGCAGTCGCTCTCCACAACCGAGGCAGGCTCTTCCTCCGCCCTCATCACCAAGGCGACCGGCGGCGGCCAGGCCCACGAGAACAGGCCACCTTTCATGGCATTCACCTTCATCATTAAGGTCTCCTGATGACGGGACCCGCAAGCCCCCAGGCTGCCGACCCAAAGGCCCAGGGCGGCCAGTACGTCACCTCCCCAGGCTTCGCATCCCCAGGTCACTCCACTCCAAGCCACTCCCGCACCGCCCCAGACTCAACAATCGTCTACTCCCCCAAGGGATGGAAGTGGGAAGAGGCAGGAGATGACTATAGCCTCGCCGTCTCCAAGGTTGCGGGTGCGGCTATCGAGTCGTCAGTCCGAAGAATGCGCACAACATTCGGACAAGTGTTCTACATCAAAGGAACCGCAGAATCCAGGCCGCCATTCAACGGTGAGGCTGTTGGGGACACCTGCAGGGTCCAGGATGCTATTACTCTTGAAATCGTCGCAGAGTGGCGCTGGACAGGCTTTGCCTGGGAGAGGATGCAGATCAGCAACCAGCAGATCAGCAACCTCGATGTAGGAAAGCTCACCGCTGGATCTGCAAGCATCAACGAGCTCGCTGCCCGCAAGATCGCATCAGATGTAGGGCGCTTCCTCGAACTTACCACCGAGCAGCTCACGGTAACTGGAAACGCAAGCTTCGTTGACCTCACCGCCCGCCATATCTGGACCAGAATTGTAACAGCCCAGCAGGGCGAGTTCGAGCAGATCAAGGCAGGCATGATCGCCGCCAACGCCATCTCCGCAGACAATATCCAGGCCGGCGCCCTCAATGGCCAGGTCATTACGGGTGCAACCATCCAGACGTCAGCAGCATCCAATCGCGGCCTCAAGATCCACGATAACGGCATGCAGGTCTATGCCAGCGATGGGTGGAAGGCGCTCGATATCAACGCATGGAGCGGCGAAATTGAAATCAATGGCCGCATCGGCCGCCGGGACACATGGTCAGAGGTGTATTTCAATGACATCGTAGCCCGCGACACAAAGACGGACGTGTCCAATGGCTTAAAGCATGGCTGTGGTCTGTCATTCAACTCGCTAGAAGATGACTGGTGGCCAGCAACAATCTCTCTCAACAAGAACTCCACAGGGACGCCGACCCTCCGGTTACAGGGCGCAATATCTAAGGCCCAGGCCTACTACTCGCCATACCTGTCTATCAGCCAGGATGCGATCGCAATGTATATGCCACAGGGCAACTCTTCATTCACATTCACTTCCGGCGGAATGAGCATGGGGACCGGCAAGATGTACATGTGGATGAATGACCAGGGCTTCTCTCTAGGCAAGAAGGGTGACAATAGCGGTCGTCTTTATGTCGGTACCAACTCATACCGAATTCGGCCACTCGGCTGGAGTGTCGGAGGGCTGTGGGGCCAAGATAATGGTGTGGGCATGGATTACGCCGCAGGCAAGCAGATCTGGGTCGGGCCGAACGGCACCAGTATGGTTGGCGGCAAGACGTTCGCTATGCTCGTCCCGGTAGAGTCAGCCAAGCGTGGCGGCAAGTATCTGACTCACCGCTGTACCGAGTCCCCGTATGATGGCCTTGAGTACTGGGAGAACTTCACGCTTGATGCCAGCGGGCATGCTGCATGGGAACTGCCGGAGTATGTCCCGTGGATCGCATCGGAGCGCTCGCCGTGGATAGCATTGGCATCGAATGGGGCCACAGCGCACCTGGTCCGTGGCGGCTACGGCCCTGGAGGCGCTAGCTGGAGCGTTGAGATTTCTGGGCAGCCTGGCACAACCGTGTCCGTCCTCGTTAAGGGCGCGCGGCGCCTAGACTCAGAAGTTGACGACGACGGGGAGCCCATCTTGGAGGACCGTGCTGACGATGACCTGTGGATCGAGAAGCCGAATATGTCACACGGGTTCTTTGGGGCAACCCCGCCCCCCGGTCGCCCTGAGTCGACAGCTGGCGGTATGATAGATGGAATAGGCATCAGTCGAGAGGAAGATAATATCCATGATTGACAGTGATAAGCCCCAGGTTGACGCCGTTGACGTCATCAATGCCCTGACCGTCGAGATCGCGACCTTGACCAGACGCGCCGTCGTGGCGGAACAGCGCGTAGTCGCCCTCGAGGCAGAGAAGGAGAACAAGTGAGTGTAGGAACCGTAACGGCTGCCCAAGCTCGCTATCTGGCAGACGTGGCCAACATTGGCTACAGTCAGCCGGAGCGCCGCTCGTGGTTCGCGAACGCGGACGAGCTTGGCTACGTGACCACTGCCCAGAATGCGGACTGCTCATCCCTGGCTGCAGGCTGTGTGGCCTACGGCCTGCATGTCGCCTACGGCGTGCCGTGGGGTCACGCAGCTCTGCCTGAGATCGACGACCTGTGGACTGGTAACCTCCGTGGCGGCCTGGAGGCCCGCGGATTCGACGAGGTCCCCTGGAACGACTCCGATCTGCGCCCCGCCGGCGGCTTCCAGGACGGGGACATCATACTCTCCGCCGCTAACGAGGGGGGTGTGGGCCATGTCGTGGTAGTCACTGACGCAGCCAACGACCTCGTCTCGGAGGCCTGGATCGCTGAGGATGGCTCTATCGATGGATACGCCGGAGACACTACTGGCCAGGAGACCCGCACAGTCGCCTATGCCAGCCACCCCCACACGCAGGCCGGCCGCTGGACCTCTTGCCATCGTTTCAACGACGCTAAGTTCGTGCAGCAGTTCCCTGAGTTCGCTCACGCGGCCCCACAGGGGACTCCAGCCCCCGCGCCTGTGGCAGCGCCCACGAGGACTCTCGCCTTCGGTATCGACGTGTCCTCACACCAGGCTTCCGCGGACCTGAATGCTATCAACGCGGATTTCGTCATTATCAAGGCCACTGAGGATGACGACTACGTCAACCCCTACATGAACACGCAGGCCCAGGTGGTGCTGGGCTCGGCCAGGAGGATTGGGTTCTACCACTTCGCTCGCCCCACGTCCTCCGTGGATGCTCAGGTCGAAGCGTTCGTGCAGGCCGTCTCCCCCTATCTCGGCCAGGCGACACTGTGGCTCGACTGGGAGGCGAACGCGGTCCCCCTCGGCCCTGGCTGGGCGAACGCCTGGCTCCAGGCTGTGGAGAGCAGGACCGGTGCCAAGCCCGGTATCTATATGAACGGCTCCGCTGCCGCCGTCTACGACTGGTCGCCGGTCGCCTCACGCTACCCGCTCTGGTATGCCGGCGGGGAGTGGTACTCGGATCGGTATGACGGCTACGGCGACCCGCAGCGCCCGACCGGCGTGCCCTACTGGGGCTCTCCACTCATCCACCAGTACACCGAGGATGGCCACCTCCCGAACTACGGCGGGAGCCTGGACCTGAACCGGTTCCACGCGACCGACGTGGACTGGGACTCACTGGCCGCGACCTTTACGTCCGGTAACCAGGCCCTGGATGGGTACGGGGTGATCCAGGTGAGCGGTATCTGGGACCCGCCGACCGCTCGACGCTTCCGTCGGGTCATGAATGCGTGGGACTACCCTGAGCCCTTCGCAGTGGCGAACCTGGCTCGCTACCTGAACGATGCTGTCGGCTCCGAGCTCATCAAGGCCTACACTGGCCAGACCGAACTTCCGGCCGACGGACAGTGGACCTCTGACCTGTACCGGGTCTTCCAGTTGTGGGCGTGGAACTGGGTGCCGGGCATGCCTGAATCGGACGTATGGCGTCGCTTCGCTCCAGACTGGAGTGCTGAGAAGTTCATCGACGGCCAGTGGGGCCGCGCCACCTGTGCGGTCCTCCAGGAGGCCATGAACCGCTCATGGGCGGACACCGGCCGGCTCATGTACAACCCAGGTTCATGATCGAACACATGTTCAAGTAAACTTGGGGGTGGGGCGGAAGTCCTGCCCCCAAGTTGTGTGCAAGGAGAAATATGCTCTTCATCTACACCGAGCGCAACGGTTCCCGCGAGTATGCGGTCCTGCGGGACGGCTGCCAGACCCAGCTGGTCGAGGGGATCATTGCGGAGGCCTACAAGCAGGCCCTCGGCGCCCCCAAATTCCTATGGCCTGACTTCTATGACCGCCTCACCTACGACGCCAACGACGCCCGCGAGAGCACCGGTTTCGACCGCGCCAACGCCACCATGATGCAGCTGGAGCGCGCCCTGTCCCAGCCTGAAGATTCCCCCATCTTCAAGGGTTTCCGCGAGGCCTTCCGCAAGTTCCTAAAGGGAGCCAAGTGATGTACGCCTCGAAGTCATTCTGGTCCGGCCTGCTGGAGCGGTCAGTCTCGACGTTCGCTCAGGTTATCTTGGGAGCGATTGGTGTCGCCATCGCCAATGGTGCCGGCATCCTGGAGATCAACTGGAAGAGTGCGGCCAGTGTCGCCGCTGCTGCGACGGTCGCAGCGGTCCTCAAGGCCTTCGCGAGCCCCGCTGAGACCGACAGGGCGGTTCCGACCGCTGAGCCCAGCCCCGGCCCACGCCACTTGGCTGGCTGACGAATGCTGCCAGCAGGGGGGCTAAATCCGCTCATCGCGATCGTAACATCGCCCGACATTGTTGCGGCTGCGGTCGCCCTGCTGGCCGCTCTCTTGGCGCGCCTCACCGCTAGGATCAAACGACAGCAGAAGGAGGCGCAGGACAGGTTGGATCGTATGAGCGCGCACATTGTGAGAGCTGCCAACGCCGCAGAGTCGGCATCAGAAGGCGTGCACAACAATCACGACCAGAACCTGCGAGACGATTTGGACAGCAAGTTTACGGCGACTTTCCACAGGATGGACGCTCTCGCCGACGCCTTGGTCGACCTCAAGGACACGGTCAAGGACCAGTCGCAGAGGATACGCAACCTCGAAGGTCAGATAGAGGGCGTCCGAAATGATGCGCGCACTGACAGGGCTCATCTTTACAGCGAGGTAACAGACCTGCATGATCGTATTGACCGACTTAAGGCATCTCACAAATCAGAGCAGGAGGCCCCATGACCCAGGGGTACGCAAAGATCACAGGTCGCATAGTAGGGCCTGAAGGCCTGGGGAGGATGGGGAGCGTTCAATTCCTACCTAACCACCAGTACCAAGCCGTCGAGGAGGACGGAACCAGGGATGTTCTCGCCCACTATGCGGCCGCCAGGCTAGCCCCCGATGGGCGCCTCGTGGACATGGCGGGAGTGCCTGGGGCTAAGGTTGCAGCTCCCACTTCCCTCCCTGCTGGCGTCCATAACTACGCTGTCATCCTCGAGATCCCTGGAGACATGGGGGTGTCACGCAGATACCAGGCACGCCTCCTCGCGGGCACTACCACGGATCTCACTGACATCATCGGCGGCAACTATGTCACCACCCCCGACACGCCGCCCCCTGCCCCGTCACCTAGAGATCCTCTCGTCCGCGAGGAGTCAGACGGTATTCTGACTGCTGTGAATATTAACAATGTCGTCGCCCTCGGCGGCGGTCTCCTGGCGTGGAAGGAAGATATCAATGGCTGACCTCACGTGGTATAGCAAGACCAAAACGGACGAGCTCTT